CAGCGCCGCATTCTGTACTTCGACCATCGGCAAACGTAACGCGATAGATCTGTTTCTGACTATGGGGGAAGGTCGCCTTCACCAAAGTAGGGCGGCCATTCTGACCCGTCACATAATCGCCCGGTTCGATTTCACCCATCGTCTTCCAGCCACCTGGAACCTTAATTAAGGCATCCAGAGGTTGCTCTTTTCCCTTACCTGTCTGGAGGGTGACGACCTTGGTCTTGCCATCGGCAATGAAATACTCGTGAAGAGGAACCTGATAGTCAAACAGGCTCTTATCAGAAATCTTGACGAAGTTCGCGATCGCCGGGATGTACTCACCATGGTGCACTTCTTCGATCTTGTTCGGACCGAGGTCGTAGGCTACCAAGTGGCGCTTCAGCGCTTCGTAGTGATTGATGTGGAACCGGAACTCCGATCTATCTTTGGTCGCCGCAGCGAAGATCGAAGTGATGCACTGGATTGACTTGCCGCGTCCGATGGGCTTCCACCCACGGATACCTTGTGCAATGGCGAACTCAAAGAGCGCCGTCTTGCCCATGGTGTCGAACTTAGTCGCCTTCACGTAATGCGTGTAGACGTCGATGCGCATCGCGTAAGCGGACTGATCCACGGATATCTCCAAAAGAAAAAAACTAGAGGGGCTGGGAAGCCAGCCCCTCTTACACTTTACCCGATTACCATTTCGTCCAGAACATGCGGCGGGCGATGCCGCAGGATATAGGACTCGATGTTGGTGATGGAACCGATCTGGTCCTGATAGGCGAGGATGCCAGTCAGGGATCGACGGGTCATGTTGTCGCCGAACGTACCGAAGTGAACCGGGTCACCGCCCTTGGGCAGACGATGGTCACGGTTCTCCGGATCGCGCACCATGGTGGAGTACATCAGAACCTCCAGGTATGCGATCGGGACAGTCAGTTTGGAGCTGGCCATCTCGTACAGTTCAGCCAGAGCTGCATCGATGCTGTTGAAGTCACTCAGCACACGGCGCTTCTCGATGCCCATCTTCTTGCGCTCGGAACGACCAGAGGATCGCAGGAACGCCTCCATCCAGCGCATGTAATCGACCATGTTGATGTGGCGCTGCGGCAGCTCGAAAGCTGGCTTCTCCACATCGAACTCGGACATGTCGATCACGATGTTGCCTTCGTGGTTGATCGTCCAGCTCTTGCGCTTGATGTAATCCAAGATGTCGTAGGTCAAGTAGGCCTTTCGACCATTCATCTCGACCGGTACGACCATGACCTGTACATTGGATCCTTCGCCGATAACCAATTTTACAGCGGTCATCTCACTCATACGAGAGATCGGCAACTGATCCACTTCCGACACGAAGTTGACGTCGGACAGGTACTTGGCTTCCGATGCATGGATCACCATCTTGAACTTCTGCCGCCCCATCAGCTCGGTGAACTGAATCTGGTTGGGGTCATCGGCCACCTGGATATACAGCTTGTCCATGTCGCTGATGTGGATCTCATCCACCGAGGCATTGCTATCCAAATGCTTGGTGGACAGGATCAGCTGCGAGATCAGCTTACAGAAGACCGTCGCCGCCACGTGGCCCAGATTGGTTTCACGCGGGATGGAGATCCACAGTTCGCCAAAGCACGTCGAACAGACCGTGCCATGATCCTTGTGCTGGCAGTGAGGCACCGAGCGCATCTTGATCTTGGCGCCATGCAGATGGCGATCGGTTTCCTTCAGGATCTGCAGCTTGCCGTCGTTGTCGTAGTAGTACTTGCCGGCGAAGGCGCGAAGGTCACTGGCCTTGATGTTGAAGTTGGTGTAGTACGGCGTGCCGCAATCACCACGCTCCACACGGCGCACCACGTTCGCAGACAGCTGCTGCTTACGGTTGTGGTACTCCGAGTCGGCCAACGGATCCTTGTTGAACAACAGCGACTTGGATGCCGACTGCGCCTCGATCATGAACTCGTACAGCGTGTTCAGACCTTCGATGTAGCCGGACATCACCGGTTCGCGGAACGTCACCGATGCGATATCGGTAATGAAACCGCGAGGTCCGATGCACTGGATGATCTGATCGATGGGAGCCACCAGACGCCGCGCGATCTTCGCAGTGGCGTTGTGGGACAACCCCTCGGCATCCATGAGCGATTCCTTGATAGCCGCGTGGGCCTTCTTGATACCGCGCTGGGTGGGTAGTGCTGCCGCCTTGGCCGCTGCAATCTCGGGGTAGTCAACCACCTCGATCAGGTCCAGGATATCGAGCGAGGTCGCGTTCTCTTCACAGTTCAGCGTGAAGTTGTTGTAGACCGCGTTGACGATCTCGTACAGGAACTTGCACAGATCCTCGATATCGGCCGGCTCGCGCTTCGTGTCGTACGTGTCGAACACGTTGAACAGCATCGTGCCCAACAGCTTGAGGAAGTCCTTGTTGGAGAACTCCTTGGCCGAGTACAGATGTTCCTTCAGCAGTGGCGTTTCAGGCCACTCGTTCACGAACCGCCAGACATAGGAGGACAGGATCAGGTATCGACCCTTGGCCTCGATAACGCCGTCGTCGAACTCGACCTCGTGCAGGCCGTCTGGGATTTCCCAGAGTTCGTCGTGGGACATCGCTGCGATGTCCCTTGCCTTGTAGTACTTGCTCATAGTCCTCACAGACGCTGGAGGGTTTCACCGGTTTCCGGATCCACCTGAATCATCCTGAAGCCGAAGCATCCGAAGATGTGCTTCGGGAAGCGCAGATTGCGCCCCTGGCCACGCGGGGCGATGTTGCGGTCCACCACCGACTCGATGTTGCTTGGGGTCGGATGGGTCAGCAGGTTGTACACGATGTTGCCGTGGGTCACCGGGCTGTTGGACTGCTCGATCAGCTCTGCGAACGAACCCTGCGCGATTGCTTCAGCCAGACGGCACTCGGCCTCACCACCTACTCGGGTGGAGCCGGTACGGCCAGGTTCGCTGTAGCGGTCACGCTGAGTACGCTTGGCCGGGAAGCCGAAGTGGCTGGTCTTACCGGACGATACTGCCGCCCAGTCATTACCAGTCTTCTCCAGGATCAGGATATACAGCCCGCCGATACGCACCTTGTTCTTGGTGGTGATCTTGTTGCCGCGCTTTCCGATGAAGCTCACCGGGCCGTACGGGGTGGGGTATTCCTTTTCCAGCTGACGCACCATGTCGATGGAACGCACCGGATTGTCGCAGGGGATGGTCAGACGAATCTGATCCCGCACGATGGACTCGATGTGCTCCTCCGGACTGCCTTCGTAGCTGGCACTGGACAACAGGCGATGCTTGACCGGGGAGCAGATGGCATAGTACCCCATCACGAAATCCCAGATCTCTTGGATCGGCACCTTCTTGTCGTACATGTCACGCACCAAACCCGTGTGATACAGGCACGATGATGCGAAGTACTGACGATACAGGCGACCCATGTTCATGCGCTTGATGCCCGATTCACCATCCATGATGATGTCGGCGCGATTGCCGTGCATGTCCACCGGCATTTCTTCGCGCTTGCGCACTTCCACGAAGACGCCCTTGTCGCCGTCCTGTCCGGTTGCCTTGGAACCGATGTCCGGGATCACCTTGTATTCCAGGGTGATCTCAACACGCCAGTCGTCCAGCGGCTCGTTGCGGTAGGTGTAGGTGATCTTCTGGTCACCACCGTTGCCGGGATCGTCTGCGATGGCCTTGACCATCACTTCTTCCAGTCGATCGCCCAGCGCGAACGGGATACCAGAACGCTTGCGCTCACGCTCGATGCCTTCAACCGTTTCCACGATCGCCTTGTAATAGCGCGATGCGGCCGAGTGATAGCGGGCCGGCTGTACTTCCATTCCGACCGGGGTGGGTGGCGCCGACGTACGACGGTTGTCATGCCACACCTGGATATCGCGCACGATTGCGCCGGGTGGCGCGTAGATCAAGTCGTCATGCGGGGCGTCCGGCGTACGCAGCGCCTGCGGCGACATGTGGATCGGTGCCAGGATCGGGTCGTATTCGCGCATGGCGCACACGATACCATCTTCAGCAACGACCTGACCGATCTCCGGGAACGGACGATAGTCCCCCGAATCACGGCCGTACATGTTGAGCGGGAAGCGCTTCTTGCCGAAGCTGAAGGTACGGGTCTCGATACCGACGGAGGTGATCTTCTCCAGGAAATCTTCAGAGACGATGATGCCGTCCTCGATGACTCCGGGGAGCGACATCAGGGCAACCTGCGCCTCGATGCCGAAGTTGTATTCGCCGTCTTTGTCCACGTTCGGCGAGTCGGCGATGATCGTACCCTTGGCGATCTTGGCCCCTTCGTACAACTGCTTCTCAGCAGAGGTGGGGACATAGACGAAGCCGAAGTGCTGGTGGTGGATGCAGTGGCGCGGGATCTCGATGCAGTCAAGACGACCAGCTCGGCTGTCAGCATCCTCGAAGATCACCAGGGTGGATGGGTTCTCGCGGATGGACTCGTAACCGACCGTACGCGTGTTGTACTTGGGAATGACTTTGCGAATGATCGCGTTGCACGGCATCTTGATGTTGAAGGTGTACTGCCCGTAATCCCACTCCGTGCCGGTGGCGATGACGGGTGGACAAGAACCGGATACTACCTGGGTCTGCCCCATGTGCGATGTCCACATCTGCGCACGTGAGGATGAGGTTTCTGCTGGGAAACTGTTGAGCGAACTCAACCCCAGCAACTGTGGGACCAACTGTTCACGACCTTTGGGGTTGTTGAAGTTGGGCGAATGCTCGGACATTCTTGATGCTCCATTGGCTTACGAAAAGCAGACTTCAAATCTCTTCTGCTAATGAATGATATAGGTTTGTACTTTTTTCTTTTGGAGCGGTCATGCAAGCGAGTCTACGCAGGACGAAACGAGACGACGGGCTCGACATCTATTACGATCCTGACTTTCTCCGGATGATTGAATCCCATCTGGTCATGCTGCGTCGGGATCCGTCGACCACGGTGATGGTGGTGCCCGAACGCCATGGTTGGAGGAACGAGGGCGATCTGGCCGGCCTGCTCACTGTCATGGACGTTCCTCGCTTCATGCACCACATCGTCATGCGCGTAAACAACATGCGCAGTAACGAGGACTTCCTTGGAACGGAGCAGACGCTGCGCGTTCCTTCGTCTCAGGTTATCGAGAAGCTGCGCTCTCGCTATATCACCGAGAAGCGCACCCTGATGACCTCCGGTCAGTGAACCGAAGGCAAAAAAATAAGCGGGGGGTTTGATCCCCCCGCTTATGCCGTCAATCAGTAACGACGGTCACGACGCCCACGGCCACGATCATCGCGGTCGTAGCGGTCGTCGCGGTCACGCCTGCTGCTACGGCGGTCATCGCGATCATCGCGCTCATCACGGTAGTGGTAGTCACGATCGCGGCCACGACCACGGTCGTCACGATCTTCAGAACGCCAGCCATTCCGAGGCCTCTGATGATATCCACCGCGATCGGAGTAGCCATCGCGCCGGCTTCCGTACCTCGAATCGTCGCGATCCCTGGACGACGACGAGTCGCGGAAAGGGGCGCGGTCCGCCTTGCCGGTGTAGCGATCGGTCAGGCTGCTGCGTTCCGGCTCGCGTTCGTCGTCACGACGATCACGGTCACGGGTGCGGCTTTCTTCACGTTCACGACGGTAGCGTTCACGGGAGTCGGAGAACTCGCGATCGTCACGGCGTTCATCACGCAGCGGGTCACGACGCTCTTCGTTGCGACGGCTTTCCGGTTCACGTTCCGGTTCGGCCTTCTTCTCGCGTTCCTTGTCATCACCCGGGGCGCGATCTTCGACGGCGACGTTGCCTTCGTTGCCGGCCATCGAGGGGACGTGGACGGCCATGTTGTCCAGATCGTCCATGCCCTCGAACCAGCTGAGGTCGATGTACAGATCGTTGACGTCATCGTTCTTGTCGCGGAACAGCTCGCTGACTTCGTTGATCTGCTTGGCCACCTTGTGGTAGGCACGCATCAGCGCATCGAAGTTGGGAGCGGTCAGGGCGTTGCTGCCGTAGCTGTAGGTGTTCGGCTCGGCACAGCCCGGCACCACCAGGTTCATCAGGTTGAACAGCGCCACCGGATCACGCTTGCGGACCTTGATACCGAACTGCTCGGTCTTTTCCAGATCGATCTGTTCGATGTACGGGAAGTCCACCTTGGCCACACGGCTGTAGGTGGTATCACCGATCACGCCGCTCTTGCGCAGGAACAGCTTGAACGGCCGATGTTCCTTGTGCTCGGCGAAGGTCTCGGTGATCTTCTCGAAGGTCTTGACCAGCTTGTCGTCGGCGTCGGGCAGCAGACGCAGCTTCTTGATCGCTTCCGGCGGCAGCTTCTTGTGGCTTTCCGGATTGGCAGCGATGTCCAGCACGTGGGCCATCGTCAGCGTCAGAGCGGTGCCCAGTCGCAGGGTCACCAGCTCCTTCAGCTTCTTCAGCACTTCCGATTCGCCACGGAAGATCTTTTCCGACAGCGGGTGGAAGACCACGATGCCGTCATCGATGCCGCCACGCAGGACTTCTTCGATGGGCATCGCGGCGCGCTTGCCGCCAATCAGCAGTGGGCGCTCTTCGTTGCCCACTACCAGTGACAGCTTGCCGTCTTCGCTCTGTACAACGTTGAGCGAATCAAGCAGTGAATTATAGAACGGAATCAGCATCATCGCGGTCATTCTCAGTCCAGCGGCCACGGCCGCTATTGGTGGGTCGGTCGTCGTCACGGTCGTCACGATCGCTCGTGAAGTTCGACCTGAAGCTACTGCGGGCAGCCGCATTGGCATCGACGGTGGAGGTCAGCTCGGTCAGTTCCTGAGCCAGGGAGGCAAGTGCGCCGCTATCCTTGGCCAGCACCGGTACGAACCCGGCGTCGCTGAAGGACGGAACCACGAACCTGTGGCGGCGTCCACCCAGCATGGAGATCAGGATCTCCGAGTCACCGAACACGTTCACCTTCATTTCGATGTCGTAGTCGATGCGGTTGCGGTTGGAGACGTCACGCAGGATTTCATCTTCCAACCGGTTCAGGAACACCGAGACGATTTCTTTCGGCATCGTCTTGACGTGCTTGCTGAACATGCGGCCACGGGTCGGGTGAACTTCCGGCCGGCTGTCGCGGGTACGGTTGGTGGCGATGAACTCGATCTGGGTCATCGTCAGGTCCATCATGATCGCCGGAACGGCGTGTGCCAGCATGGTTGCTGCCACCGATTCGTTCGTGACGTCGCTCCACTCGTCCTGGTCATCGTTGTAGTCGTTGAGGCGGGCGCTGTCACGATGGATCACCTTGTTGTGGTGAACCTGCGTAACGTCGTCGAGCTCCACGTCCGGATCGATGTCGATCAGCTCCTGGAAGGAAATCCAGTTGCCGGTCTTCAGGCTGGTTTCGCGATACAGCGGACCCAGGAACAGATCGTCGGTGATGTAGTTCTCGGCGATGCTTCCGCGTGCCGATTCCAACTTCTTGTAACGATCGGTGTTCTCGTACTGCATGTTCTCCGTTGTGCGACTGTAGGTGGTCAACAGGTCACTCAGGAAACTGGCCGCCGTCGAGTTGGAGCGACGGGACTTGCAGATGCCATCGGCGAAGGAAGTGCGGGTGTCAACCACGACTTCACTGGGACCGCCACGACGATTGGACTTGAACGCGCCGAAGGTCATCGATGCGAACACGTCCTCAGGACGCATGCGCACATCCGTGGAACCCTCGTTCTGTCGCAGGCTCGGCTTGTAAAGGCCCGACAGAATGTGGGAGTTCTCGAACACCGTCGACATGGAATCCCGACGCGGGCTGCTGTGATCGACGACATCACGGATGGTCATGACGCTGTTGAGGTACAGCTTCATGTTCGGATCGATGGAGCCGCTACGTGCGTCGCCGCCCATGTAGTCAGTGTAGCCGGAGAACACCTGACGATGTCCGCCGCCGAAGCGATCTTCGTGGCTCACTTCCATGACGAAGCGGTAGCGCTTGTTGCGGTAACCGCCAGCAATGTCAACCACGCCGGCGCTATGACCCTGCGGGCTGAGGATGCTACCTGCCAAACCGGCCAGAGCTTCGCGACTGAAGTTGGTGCCATCGTCGGTGCGCTCTGCGAAACTGATCAGGTCGTGCCCGTCAATCTCGGCGACGTAGGGTCGCGCCTGCATTTGCTGATACGTTCCGGTTTCGCGGAACAACAACTGAACGATACGTGTTTTCTTGGCCATGCTCTTGTCTTTACTCCGTTACGCAATACGTTCGATGATAAGCTTTGCCAGCTGTGCTCTCAGGTCGGCGGGCGCGACCATTCTGTCGTTGGTGATTCGGTTGGAGAGCTTGGCCAATGCCGGAGGGCAGGTCAAGGTCCACTCGAATCCGAAGATCAACTCAGCCATGAGGTCGATGGCGATGTATGCCATGTTCTTCTTGCGCTCAGTCTGGGGGCGTCCGCCCCTGGGTGTCACGTAGTGTGGATACAGCCGGGTGAGCTCCTCGGCCAGATCCTTCGGTACGCGGTTGCGCTGTTCCGGACCAGATGCCATTGCATCAGCAGGAACCTCGAAACGGCGAGCCGTGACCAGCGCTGCCAGATCGAAGAATCCCCAATGCCAGAGCAGTGCCTGGGTAATGCCTGCCGATACCAGCGTGGTCGGCAGCAACAGCGGATCAACGCCCTTGGCCGAGACCGCAGGATCCACCACGTACTTGATCAGCGCCATCGAGTGCTCGTGGATTGCCGAGTTGTCCTGCTTGCGTGCGTAGTTCACGCAGGACTCTACCATTGCCGGTTCGATCGTCGGGTCCAGCCTCTGTGCAGCTGCGACGTAATCTTCGATCCAGATCCGGTTGGGCGCCATGTCACCCTGGGAGAGATTGGTACGCTCCTTGTATTGCTCGTACCGGGAGATGCGCTCCTGATCGTCACCCATGTCAGCGTCGTTGCGGAACTTGCTGGTGATCGGACCCATCAAGCTCTTGTGCTCGTTCTTCAACGAGTTGCGGACGACGTGATAGATGTTGATCATGATGTTGTTGTCGTCACCATTGACCGGGAACTCTTCGGTGGTGAGACGACGAATCAGGATCTTGGCCAGCAACCAGTCGGGTCGCTCGGATGGACCGATGCCACCGATGATTGCCGAGTCCGATGCTTTCTCTTGCTCCAGAGTTGCATCGACGTACTTGATCAACCACTGCACGCCCGGCATGTCCCACAACTGGCTACCGCTGATCAAGGGCAGTGCCATCATCTCCTTGAAGACCGCGCCATTGATCTTCTCGGTGCGGGAGATGTATTCACCGAACACCGGCATCAGTGCACGAAGCGCCAGTGCGGTGTAGATGAAGTTGCGGTAGTCTGCGCGCAGGCAGGTCCGGTCGTGGAATCGCTTGATGCTCCCGTAGCGACCTTCTTCGGTGTAGTTGTCCTGGATGGCGCTGGGGATACCAGCATTGCCACGCAGACTCATCCACTTGGAAATGTCCTCGGGGGTCATCACGTCGAACAACTCGCGGATGTTCTTCAACAGCAGCGTGATCAGGTTGTCGTCAAAGACGGTGGCGAACGTCTTTGCCATCGCCTGATAGATCTCCCAGATCCGCTCCTGCTTT